GCTCTGTGGTCTTAAGCCATACACTGCCTGTTGGAGCTGGGCTTGTGTCAGTTGACTTAAACTCTGGAACATTAGTGTGAGGTGCAATAGCAAGGCTAGGTGCTCTGTATGTACCGGCAGTCAAACCTAGCACTGTTAGGGCGTTTTCACTGCCGCCACCGTCTGCAATTATCAGCTCACCGCCAGTTGCAGTACTGTCTACAAACAGTTCAAGTGTGTTTGTGTCAGTGTTGTGTGCGGCTGTTACACCTGCTCCGTTCATGTCAAAATTGATTTGCGAAGCAATTTGTGAAATTGTAGTGCCGTTTGCAATTGAAACGTCTGTTCCGTTAATCTCAATAATAAATCCGCTAGTGACTGTAGGGTTAGCAACAGTTGATGTAACCGCTGGCCAACTTCTCTTCCACTCATCTGAACCTACTTCTACCCATGAACCGCTTCTGTTCTTGTACCATACACGGTTTTGAGTGTTTGTTGTATCGATGGCGTATTCACCAATTGCACCAACAGCGCCGCTTGGTGCTGACTGTGTTGATGTAGGATCTGCAAGATCGCTGGTTTCAGTGATTACTATAGTATTAACCGTTGAGAAACTTTGTCCTCCTGTGGTTGTAACAGGAGCCGCATTCCACTCTAAGAGTCCGAAGCGTGTGTTCTGTGTATCAAACCAATATGCACCGTCGGCTGGTTCGCCACCTGGAGCATTTGCGCTAGGCTGTAGTTTACCAAGATCAATGTCTGCTCTAACAACAAATACCTGATTGGTAACACCCAGCAATGAATAAGCAGTTTGCAAGCCATACTCGTTTAGCTCGCCACCGTGAATCATGTTGCCGTTTGAATCTGAATAGAAAGTTGGATCTCCGAATAGGTCTCCGAGGTCCTTTTGACTGGTTAGCAAGAACGGTCTTCCTGCATTTGCTTTTGTAGTTCCCTCTGCAACTCCCGTACCACCAGCGTTCAGCTTGTTCTCTGCTGACGCTACAAATATCATTGGTACTGTACCAGGGGCTGCGGGCGTGTAAAAACTTTCATCAATTACATTGACTTCTACACCCGGTGATACTAATGCCATCATTTTTCTCCTTAAAGGTTTTAATACTAACGTATTTATTAAGATTTCTATAAATCTACCTGTTATAACCAGTGGAAAAGGGACCGAAAAGGTGTGCTAAATACAATATGCGTCCATTATGTGTTTGTAAACAGCGTCCAGCCGCCGTAAATTACCACAAAGAAGGTAGAACTTACTATCGGAAAAAATGCGAAACCTGCCTAAGACACGGCAAGGTGGGATATGGAATTCCCCGTTGGCGACAGGCTGGATACGAAAAGAAGGGCTTCTGTGAGAAGTGTGGGTACACATCTAAACACTCAGAACAGTTTGATGTGTACCACACCGATGGTGATTTGAACAACTGCTTGCCTCACAATCTCAAAACCATATGCGCAAACTGTCAAAGGATTTTACAGAAAGAAGGCAGTAAATGGAAGCAGGGTGATTTGATACCTGACTTCTAACAGTCGCCGTATTTTTCTAAACGCTCAATTTCTGCGTCAATGTAAAATTTAATTTTCTTAGCATCACGCAGTCGGGGTGAATGTTCCACTTCGCCGTAACGATACACAGCACGGAATATTTCAGCCATCTGTCCGTTCATGTTCTTGTATGAGATTAAGTCTTGCAGTTCCCTGGGGCTATCGGGTAGTTCGTAATAGTTTGCGGTGCTTCCGTCACTTACAGATTTCTTTGCCATAATGTTCTTCTCCTATAAGGTACATTATAACAAGAGTTGTGGAGGGTGTCAACCGATGGTGAAGCCGTATCCTACGCCGCCCGGCACTTGTGTCTTGACTTCTTCTTCCAGCTTGTCCATTTCGGCTTGTGCTTCTGCTTTGAGCGCATCACCGTTAAGTGTGCTTCCGCCCTGAGGACCCGCTATAGTTGCAAACTTGCTGCGTGCTTCGCCCAGCATGTATTTGCAACTGGCGAGCGTGTAATCCTTAAGCCACTGATTGGCAAGATAGTCACTGATAAGCTCTGAATCCGGACGGTAGTTGTACACATACATCATCAGCGTTTCCTCTGTTCTAGGACGCTGAAGCAGTGTGAGTTTTTTGGTTGTGCTGTTCCACTTGAACTCAATAAAGCTTCCAAACATTCTGCCTACCAGTTCTTGGTATTGTGAGAACATATCGTAAGTTGCAATGCCACCTAGATTTGAGCTTGATAACAGATAGGTGTTTGTGTATGCTAGGTTAAAGGGTTCGAAGATGCTTCCGCCGTCTCCTCCGCCTGTGCGTGATCCCACACTTCTGCGAAACAATTGACGCACTTCCATTACTTCTTTGGGCAAGGTATATTCGTTTTGATCCTCTACCGTGGGCATAAACATATAGCTTTCTTCCACGGCATTGTCGCTTCTCTGTCTAAACCGTGTCAGTGCTTTGGTTAGTGCTGTTTCGTAGTGTATAGGATCAAGCTCTACATCCACCATACCGCCGCCTAGGAATGTGTTTACATAATCGAATATTTCTTGCTTTTGGGTAACTAAATCGCTCATATTGTTCTCCGTATTGTATTTATTCGTTACGATAAATATGTTTAACCAATAGGAGAACGGCTATTCCTCGTCTTAGTTTATACAAGCCCGAACGCGGTAACGATTACGAATTTCTAGACAAGCAAATCGAAGAGATGTTTGTGGTAGGTGGTACCGAAATCAATATTCACAAATATCTAGGAAGCAACAATCTATCCGACGATGAAGCTGATGCAGTACAACCACAATACGATGCTGTGAAAGAAACCAATATTCAAGACTTGCTGTTCCTTGAAAACAGAGACAGAAAGTATGATCCGGATATCTATAAAACCCGCGCCATTTACAACGTGCAAGATATAGATTTTGACCTGAGTGCGTTTGGATTGTTCTTGAGCAATGACACGCTGTTTATGACTGTGCACATTCGCAACATTGTGAAAACACTGGGCAGAAAACCTCTCAGCGGTGATGTCATAGAACTTCCGCATTTGAAGGACGAATATGCCCTTAATGATTATTCAGTGGCACTAAAGCGTTTCTACGTGATAGAAGATGTAAACCGTGCCTCAGAAGGATTCAGCCATACTTGGTATCCGCATCTTTACAGGCTGAAACTGAAACAGATTTACGACGGACAAGAATTCAAAGAAATACTGGACTTGCCAGCCGAAGAAGAAAATCCAGGCGGAGACACGCTGAGAGATTTGCTGTCAGTGTACGACAAAGAAATGCAAATCAATGATGCTGTTATCAAACAGGGCGAAGCTGAAGCACCCCTCAGCGGATACGAAACAAACCATTTCTACACCGTGACTAGAACAGAAGACGGGCAGGTAGATTTGCGTCCTGCCACGGATACCGAAGTTGACAGCACAGGTGTAAACACTTCAGAAGTTGTTCCTCCTGCAAGACAGGGTTACACGGGCTATCTGCTCAATTACGGTGACGGTGAAGCACCCAATGGGGCGGCGTTTGGAAGTGGCATACAGTTTCCACTGGACAACGAACGGGGTGATTATTTCATGCGCACTGACTTTTTGCCCAACAGGCTGTTTAGATATGACGGCGAGCGTTGGATTAAGGTAGAGGATTCTCTCAGAGAAACACTCACCAATAACAACACCAGAAGCACGCAGAAAGCAGGCTTTATCAACAACACCGCTACAAACAGCATAGGCGGTGAGACGGTACCAGAAAGACAAGCTCTAAGCAAAGCTCTTAGACCCAAGGCGGATAATTAATGGAATTTTTTTACGACGGGCAAATACGCAGATATGTCACGCAGTTAATGAGACTGCTCAGTAACTTTCCTGTGAGATACGGTGATGGCTCCGTCAAAGCTATTCCGGTAGTGTACGGTGATATTACACGTCAGGTTGCAAACATTATTCGTGACAACTCAGAAAACAAACTGCCCAGCGCACCTAGAATGGCTGTGTATCTCACAGGACTGGAGCAGGACAGAGATCGCACACAAGATGCCACGTTCATCAACAAGCTGAACATCAAAGAACGTGCTTACGACGAAGATGGTGAAGAGTATCTTAATGTTCAAGGTAAGAATTATACTGTAGAAAGATTGATGCCAACACCTTATTTGCTTAAGGCAAACGTTGACATATGGACGTCTAATACCGATCAAAAGCTTCAGGTAATTGAGCAGATAGGTGTATGGTTTAATCCAACTCTGGAGCTGCAAACAACAGATAATTTTGTGGATTGGACCAGCATTACCACACTGGAATTGGAAAACATAAACTGGAGCAACAGAACTATTCCCGTAGGCGTGGACTCAGAAATAGATGTTGCTACATTGAGCTTCAACATTCCTATATACATATCTCCGCCCGCAAAAGTCAAGAAGCTGGGCGTTATCACAAACATTATTACCAGTATGTTCAATGAAGACATTGGTGACATAGAAACTGGTGTTTCTAGACCCATAACAAACGCATACGATGATGCAATATCTCCAGGTGTAACAGAAAATCAATTTGGTAGAAAGTCTGTGACAGAAAGCACAGACCAAATGGCGAACGTAAACTACCTCAATTATGGAGCGTACATAGACGGCACAACTGCACAAATTATACACAGAGGTGCAGTGGGCAGTGTTAACTGGAGAGACGTTCTAGAAAGCCTGCCAGGACAGTATATTGCGGATATCAGCAGAATATTTTTAGAAAACAAAGATTCAGATGCTGTGGTTACAGGTTCAATCAGTCTTAATCCACTAGATGAAAGCAAGCTCAGCATAAACTGGGATTCAGACAGCTTTCCTCAGGACAGCATTATATCAGGTCCTACAGGTGACAAAACCACAATCGACTATATTATTGATCCTCAAAAATTCAATCCTACCACAGTAAAGCAGGCAGGCACACGACTGTTGTTGTTGGATGATGTTGGCAACGAACTTGCCACAGAAGGAGCCGCCGCTTGGAAAAACACGGACGGTACACGCTTTGTTGCAAGTGCAAATGATATTGTAGAATGGGACGGTGCACAGTGGCACATTGTGTTTGACAGCAGTGAAACTTCTGCAGTGACATATGTTACCAATTTGAATACCAGTGTGCAATACCGTTATGCGGACGGTGACTGGCTGTTGAGCATAGACGGCGAGTATCCAGTTGGCACCTGGCGCATCAGCTTAGATTAATAATTACTGTATGAGCGAGCTAATTGTGTGCAGTGGCGCACTGTTTTATACCCTTGATACTAGGCGATTTCTAATGCTGTATAGAAAAAACGGCAAGCGCAGTAACCAATGGGGACTTGTGGGCGGTACTAACAAAGAGTCAGAAACTCCCTGGGAAGGGCTTCAAAGAGAAATCACAGAAGAAATAGGCGAGCTTCCTGAGATTGTGAAAACAATTCCTTTAGAAACATTTATTTCCAGCGATGAAAAGTTTCAATTTCACACTTATCTCTGTCTTATTGGAGAAGAATTTATTCCTTTGCTAAACTCAGAACACGACGGATATGCCTGGGTAGGGATGAATAATTGGCCTAAGCCTTTGCATCAGGGTTTGCGCAATACTCTCAATGCAAAGACTAACAAAATAAAGCTGGCAACCATAGAAGAAATGGCTGATTTATTTTAGACCTAGTCAGTTCTTCTCCAAAGAGTTAGAGTTTCTACATCAACAGTTGTTGATAACAATGTTAATGATCCAGTAGAAGAATTCCTAGTATCAGTAATTGAACCCATATTTTCCCAAGTGTTTATGACATCAGGAGGATTACCGTCCGTTGTTATGTCATATGTTCCTTTCTTGGTTTCATGAATTCTCTGCCTAATATACTGTGCAATTGCATTTATATCAGCAGATGCATACAGAGTGATTGTGTCATTTTCTAATTTTACAGGTTGCGGATAAGTCCCTTTGTCTTCCTGGGCCACCTTGCGCAATAATTTATAGTTGTTTTGTGTTTGATCTAAGGTGTTTGTTATCTGCTGTGCAGTATAGGACGTAATATTGTTTAGATCCCAAGTCCAATTCGTTCTGCTGTTAAATTCTTGAGTTTGAAAGAAAGGATCAGATGTCGAAAAGCTAGGATTGCCAGTATCTCCTTCGTTAAACACCAAGTAAATCGACGATGTATCGGCAAAATCATATAGTTCTCCCTTCCAAACATGTTCTTTTGATCCATTTGCAAATTCCTGTACTCCTCTGGCACTTGCCGTTTTCATACTTTGGTATGGAGAATTAAAATCAGGAAAATATGTCGGAGCCGAATTATTAGTAATATTTCCACTAGAGTCTATATTAAATTTTATATATCCATGACGCTCGTTTAATCCGTATGCACGAACAGCAACTGATACGACAAATTCTACTTCTGTATTTTCAAAATATAACGAATCGTTTACCTCATAACTTGCGCCGGTTGAACCGACGGGCACAGATTGACTGTCTACTACTGCTGTATCTATTAAAGTCAACGTGTTTGTTATAAGATTTATATCATAGGTCCTTACAGTGACTCCTATAGGCGTATCTTGGAAATTTGTTATCTCTTGTACTGATACAAGAATATTTTGGTCGATCCACATAGTATGTTTAGTACCTGATCCTGAGTTTGGATCGTCTACATCTACAAAATTACCAACCTGAACAGTACCCACAAAATCGGTACCATCTGAATTAAAGTCTACGTTTGATATATCTTCGGTTGGATCACTTCCTATCCTAAATGTATCGCCGATATCTGCCACAGTTTCCCAGGTACCGGGTCCTGGAGATTCATTAAATTCTACAAGTTTATATGTGTTAGGTCCAGGACTTGATGTTCCGGCACCTAGCATTAGTTCTATTGCAATATCTGCAATGTCTTCAAATAATGATCTTCCTGTAGAGCTAGGCTGTAGTGATACTTCTGAGCCGTTCACTGAATATTCAAGCAGATCCGGAGGGGTGCTAGGCAAGGCAGTGTACTCTTCTTGATCTACAAAATAAAACGGAGTTGAACTTTCTATGACAGCTTGTTCTGTCACAGGATCAAAATCAGTATCTTCGAATGTATCAAGCAGAGTATTTGTGACACCAGCATCGTCGGTTACTTCTAAATTTCCAGTTTGTTGATTTTGGGTTGCTAGATGCTCTAGCACGTCATAGGCTAAATTGTTTATTTCTGCAGGTGTCATTGGACGAATTGCAAAGGCGCCTTCTACTAGATTATATTGATATATGTCTCGGCCTTCACTGAAGTAAATTATTTTTCTTGAAAAGTCAATATCAAAGAATTTGTTCCTTGTAGTCTGAGTCACTTCGCTTGGAATATCTATTACTTCGTTGTTGTATTCTGCACTTGATAAATCAAATGGTATAGATAACACATATTGATAAAATTTCAAATCAGTTGAATCAGCCAAGTATAATCTGTTTCCTACCGCATTCATTAGCATGGAAGTTGCGTTGATTCCGAGCGGAGTACCAAACTGATCAACTCGTAAATCACTGTAATTCAGTATTTTTGACAACACTGCTGTTTGGATTTGGTATGGTACTGATAAAGTGTATGCATATACTTGCTGATCAAGTGTGTCATTATTCAGTATGAACATTAAACTGCCAGTGTCGTTAAACTGGATATCAAATGGAGCGGGATTGGTTGTAACTAATGACAAATCAAATGATGCTACGAATGTAGCTGTGCTAACATCATTTGCAGAGGATAGCGCATATTGGTGAACTTGGTTAGATGCAGTGCCGACTACAAACATCAGTGAGCCGGACGGATCAAATTCAAGACTGGTCGGCGCAGTTTCCTGACTGCTAACATCGAAGGTTTTGTCGGTTGCAATTGCAGTTGATATATCAAAAGCAGTTCCGAGCTCTAGTTGGACTATGCTGATCGAATTTTCGTCAATAATATTAACATGTTTTCCAGTACTATCTAGTCTAAATCCAAAGGAAGTAGCAAACCCGTTGTAGAGTTCAACAGTGCTGTTATTATATGCTATTTTTGAGCTAGTGTCTTGTAGATCTGTTTGACAAATAGTGTTAGATGAAGCTGTTAGCGACCTAAGATAAAATAATTTACTCTGATTTGAGTTCACAACAATATCGTAAATAGTTTTATTATCTGACTCAGTATACATATTAATTTTATACAAATTTGCTGTTTCTATCTCAAAAGGTTGATTTAAAGGAATTCCTGCAATTCCTCTATTGAAATGTACATATAACATTGTGCCAGATTCATTGAAATCAATTGAATTTGGTTTAAGGATTAGGGGATCTAAATCTGGTAAAGTGATGGATGCGTCTGAATCCCCTCTATTTTGTACGTCATATGGTGACGGTAAATTATATTGAGAAACCCTTGCTTCAAATTCACCGGTGAAAAAATTGTAGTTGCCTATATATAATTTTGTACCGTCGTTGTTAAATTTGAAACTTGCCCAAGCCACAGGTGACGTGGTTGTAAATATAGTACTTGTATTCATATCTGTTGTTGATGAAATATCATAGGCAGAAGAAAGTGTAAGAGTATAAATGAATGCAGACCCAAATTCGATGCCTTCTAATACAAATAATTTAGTTCCGTCTGCAGAGAATTCCATATCGAACAGTCCTGAGGTAGAGGTATTCGAGCTAATTTTATATGTTTCTCCGGTGTACCTTGCTGTGTCAATATCAAATGGTGTGACTAAATCGTAAGCATAAATGTCTTTTCCCGTAGTCTTTGTATCTGCTACGTAAAGTTTAGTACCATCCGGTTTTAATGTAAGTGTAAAAGCGCTGTTGTCGCCAGTAAATAAGTAAACAGGGTCAGTAAAGTCTAAACTCCAATCAGGAGATTTGTATTGATAAACTTCATTACCGTCAGCAACATAAAAATCATTGTTGAAAAAAGTAAGGCCTCTTGGTATATTTGTATTTTCAGTGCGCCCGTACGGTATACCGACCTCTACCATGGTTGTGATATCATATGCAGGATTAAGAGCAAATCTATGTATAAGCTCTGAAGTTGAGTCAAAATAGTAAAGCTCGGTTCCTGATGCGTTAAACTGAATATCAGCAGGATTGGTAGTAATTCCTAACGCCCCAAGATCTACGTTAATACCGCTATAAATTGCACTTGATATATCGTATCCATTAGATAACTCATACTGATATATTGTATCCGAGGAACCGTCTAAGATAAACATTTTTGTTCCGGTATTATTGAATAACACAGCTACCGGAAGTGTTCCTGGTGTAATATTAAAAATTACTCCAGTTTCTGATGCCGTGGATATATCATAGGCAGTTGTCAAAGTTAGTTCATAAAGTCTGTCATTAGTAATATATGAGCCTACTATTAACTTTGTGCCGTCTGAGTTCCATGACATAAATTTAGGAGTGAAACTTAGGCTAAACTGCTTACTGGCTGTTAAGGCAGTTGTGATATCTGCCGGAGTACTAAGTGTATATTGATCTATGGTGTCATTAACATCATTAATTGCAATCATTTCGCTACCAGTGCTGTTAAATAAAACTTTGTCTGTGCTTATATCCGACCATACATTAAAAACTGCTTCATCGTACGAAGGATATATCTGTGAGCTTATATCATACGTTTCAATTATATCATAGATATCATGTCCTCCGATCACAAAGTTTCCTGTGATTGTTACAGTGTTAGCATATGTTCTAATTATAGTACCCTCACCTGCATTTCTTTGAGGTCTTACTTGTTCTGTCCAAGTAGAACCACTTCTTGTGAACACATTTATTATATCATCATACCCGATTACTACGGTATCACCTGATATTGCAATTGAATCAATGCCTGAAAGCGGTGCACCATCCGCCTCCGGAAGTTCGGCTTGTGGAGTCCACGATTCACCTCCGTCATCTGTTACAAATACTGTAGCAACAGAAGAACCAACTACTATTGTATTTCCGCTTATTGCCGGGTGAGCAGTTGTTCCGGTTGGAGGTTGTAGCTGTTGTTGAAGCGTCCATGTAATACCGTTATCTGATGTAGTATATACGTTGCCCGAGTCGCTTACTATGATGTTATTATCTATAGCAATATCACTCCCCCCACCTGCTTCTATTATTTGGCGTTCAGTCCAAGTAGTCCCTGATCTGGTGAATACATAAAACCTACCTGTATTTGTGCTAACTACCAAAGTATCGCCAGATAACGCTACTCCCGAGCCAAATCCATTAGAATCAGGATCTGTCAAGTCACTTGGTATTAAACGAGTTTGAAAATTCCACGACGCACCTCCGTCTGAGGAAGTCTGAATTTGAACTGCTCCTTTGTAGGCATCTTGATTTCCGCTGTTATCCCACCCGGGCTCTCCTGCAACTATTGTGTCGCCTGATATTGCTACCGAAGTTCCCGTGAAGGTCTCACGGGAAGTACCAATAAATTTGTCGGTGTAGGTCCAAGTAGAATTTATGTTTTGAAAAATATAGACTGCTCCGGACTGGATTGAAATAGCAAACTCTTCAGGAGCGCCGACCACTAATGTGTTACCGTCTGCTGCAAGTGCTTGGCCAAAAGTGTTCGCATTAGGATCGAAATCCAGGCCGTAAATGCTTTGTTTGACAATCAAGGAATACGGAGCTGGCAATGTATACTGATATGTGGTATGAGTGTTTTTGCCAAGAAGGTACATTTTAGTGCCATCGTTGTTGAAGTTTACATCTACTGCAACATCTTCATCAAATCCATACTCAAGAAAATTACCAGTAGTTCGAATATCACCGGGCGTAGATAGATCGAAATAGTATATAGCACTTGCTCTAACACCGTGACGATCAGATCCAAGTACAAATAATCTGCTAGCGTCTGGGTTCAAAGCTATTGATCTTAGATTAGTAAAATTGCTAAAATCTGCAAAGTAGTTATTGTCATTAACTGAACCTAATGAATAATTACTTGTGGCGAATTGATAAACTGTATCAGTGTTACCTCCAACTATAAATAATCTAGTTCCGAATCGAGCGAATTTTGCATGTTTAGGATCGGAATCTTTGAGGCTAAAGTTATATGATAACCCATCATAGGATGGGTTGGACAAATCATATGGTGTGCTTAAACTAAACTGAAACAGTACGTCATTGTTATACATGTATATCTTGGTGCCGTCGCCATTAAATTCGAACGCATCAATGCCCGAACCTCCATAGATTGTGGTACCAATTTTGCCATCCCAAACTACAAAGTCATAGGATGCGGTGGTTATATCGTAAGGAGTTGTTAAGCTATATTGATAGATGCCTGTAGGGTGTTGAAATGACGAAGCAAACATCTTAGTGCCGTCGTTAGAAAATCTAAGGCAGTTCGGGAGTTCGGCTTGTCCCTTTAAATCTGGAGACACAGAACCATCATAATAAATGCTAGAAAAATTTCTAGTGCTTTCAATTTCAGCTGGTAATATTTCCTTTAAAGTTATTACATTAACAGTATCACCGGGATCTTTAAATAAAAGAGATTTTACACGATAGTTGCCATCTGTAGGATCTGGTTCAACTGGTACATAAGATCTTCCTTGTAACTGAGCACTTGATACTATAAAGGGCGACGATAAAGAATATCTGTATATTCTAGGAATATTGCTAAGTAATTGGTTATCCAAAACATATAGTTCTGTTCCAGTGGGGTTAAATTCAAAATAACTCGAATTCGAAATATCTGGGAGATCGTAGACTGTGTTATATGTTACATCGAGTAAATCTGGATAAGTATCATTTGCTGTGAATATATAGGTTGCGCCGGCGTCGGTACCGCCTTGATCGTCTCCGGTGGCACCAACTGCCACAGTATCACCACTTATTGCTACTCCTCCTCCAAAACTAGCGTCCGAACTGGCATCACTAGCGACGAGTTTTTGATCTTCAGACCACGTAGATCCCGTTCTAGTAAATACATAAGCAGCACCTGCATTGGCAATGCCGGGGTCTTCAAGAAATGCGCCGACGATAGCACGGTCACCTGATACAGCAACTGATTGGCCAAAACGATCGCTTCCTTGTCCATCACTAGCAACGAGTTTTTGTTGTTGGGTCCAAGTGGCACCTCCATCGGATGTAGTAAATATATAAACTGAGCCAGGGCCAGTGAAGTTAACTCCACCGCTGCCGTCGTACGGTGAACCGACTATTACAGTATTTCCATCTATTGCTAAATTGCCGCCGAAGTAATCGCCTGACTCTGCATCACTAGCGACAAGTTTTTGTTGTTCAGTCCACGTGGATCCCGATCTAGTAAATACATAAGCAGCACCTGCATCAGTGCCGCCTTGATCGTCTCCGTATGCGCTAATAATAGCTATATCCCCATCTATTGCCACTGGCAGCCCAAAGAAATCGTTTATTTGACCATCACTGGCGACAAGTTTTTGTTGTTCAGTCCACGTAGATCCCGATCTAGTAAATACATAAGCAGCACCTGCATCTGAGGCAACTTGGTCGTCTCCGTATGCACCAACTACCACAGTATCACCACTTATTGAAACCGATTGGCCAAAATATTTGTCTGGAGATGCATCACTAGCGACGAGTTTTTGTTGTTGGGTCCAAGTAGCACCTCCATCGGATGTAGTAAATACATAAGCAGCACCTGCAGAGGTGCCACCCGCATCCTCACCGGGGGCTCCGAATATCACAGTATCGCCACTTATTGCTACACTAAAACCACCGCGATCGTCTTGTTGACCATCACTGGCGACAAGTTTTTGTTGTTCAGTCCACGTGGATCCCGATTTAGTAAATACATAGGCGGCACCTGCAGAGGTGGTCCCGTCGCCTCCACCTACTACCAAAATATCTCCATCTATTGCCACTGGCGTACCAACTCTATCGTTGGCGGCAACATCACTGGGTAGGAGTTTCTGTTGTTCTACCCAGGGTGTAAATCCGTATTCATATATTTTGCCTAGATTTGCACCTACAAAAAGTTTTGAACCAGTTGTGTTAAAGCAAATACTGTTTGCCGCTGTAGTCTGAGCTGTAACATTTAAAAGTTTATTGTTGTATGTTGCTGTGCTTAGATCAAATCCTGTGCTAAGATCAATTTGATATATTCTATCATTATTCGCTAGTAAAAACATTTTTTCACCAGTTGAATTAAAAATAATTCCTAGATTATCTGATTCAGGTGCATCGTAACTAATACCACTGTAAATCGCTGTAGACAAATCGTAGGCTGTTGATAGGTTGTATTCATATACATCAGCTGAAGTTAATACAAACAGCTTAGTCCCGTCATTATTAAAAACAGTATCTATGAATTGACTCGTAGGTAACGTGACAGGCCGTGTTGTAAGAGTTCCGTTTATTTCTTCTATCTTTCCTACTTCCGGAATTAAATCATATTCATAAATATCCTCATCTTTTGATAAAACAAACAATTTAGTACCATCGCTATTCACTTCAAACTCTTGTATATCATAGTCGACTATTATTCCGCCACCCGGTGCAGCGGTATTGATATTTGTTTCGAATGGTGTATCTAAATAAACTGGCGTAATAGAATTTTCCCTACTATTTAAAGTGTAAAGTTTTGAGCCTGAGCTTGTTACTGCAAACCCTCTAGGCGGGTATGTCGGAGAAGATAATATGCTATAATCATAATTTTCGAGTGATGAAAAATTCAGATAATATACCCGCATACTGTTACTTGCGGTAGCAAGTATCTTAGTAAAATTCCGATCAAACGAAAAATTATCTACATCTATGCCAGGTGCATAGGTTATATCGTCCGAATTTGCAGTAACACTGAAAGGCGCAATTGTGCTTGCCTGAAACCAAGTATTTGTAAAGTCTTCAAGCACATAAATCTTAGATCCTGAGCGATTAAATTGAAAACTGTCAAAGTTTATATTCTCTCCGGTCATAGGATTGCCACTAACATTATTATAAACTGCTGTGCTTAAATTATTAGGAACCGATAAATCATATTCATAAAGCAAACGAGAAGGAGCGTCGCTCAGGAACCACAACTTATCACCAGTTTCTGAGAATCTAAATGCTGCGGGATCTGTGGACTGAGAACTTACGTCTAGGACTGCGGAGTGAATTTTAGCAGAGTTTATATCAAAGTTTGTTTCAAGAGGATATACTTGATAATTACCTTCCGATGAAACGATCAAGCTGTTGCCGGTTCCGCTAAGATTTACGCCAGAAATATCGGTTGTATTGTTAAAATTGACCTGTATTTCTTTGCTTGCGGATGCTGTTGATATATCGTAAGCAGTTCCTAGATCGTATTGGTATATTCTGTCGGTAGTATCTCCTGCAAAATATGCTTGAGTTCCTGCAGAATTCATTGTGAATGATCTAATATTGCTGTCGCTCGAACTTAAATCCGGCGACGATATTAAGTAGTCATTTAGTGTACTCAAGTCAAATCCGGTTCCTAAAGTAAACTGGTGAACTTTATCAGTTTCGTTGCCCGCTACATAGAGTTTAGTTCCGCTATCTAAAAACTCCATACCAATCGGGCTATTATCCTTGCCACCTACAAATAGAGCACCGTTCAAGGCATATTGAAAGATGCTGTCAGTACCTAACCCAGAAATATACATTTTAGAAAAGTTGTTGTTAAACGCTAGTGAAGTAGGGGACGAATCTTCACTGTTCACGGAGGTACTTATAAAATCATATTGTGCAGATGATAAATCAAATATGCTAGGCACAGTAAATTGGTGCACACTATTCGAAAGATTATCTAAAACATAAAGTCTGTCCCCTGCGGAATTTATAACAAAATCAATTGGATTTAAAGTAACTCCTAAGTTATCCAAATCAACCGACTGAGAGGGGCTCGGTATTGCTGTTGCTGTGTCGAATGCAGTATCTAGAAGGTAATAATCAATGGCATTACGGGTAGTATCGCCTAAATACATTTTGGTTCCGTCTGATGTTAACTGAATCGAATCTGGTTTTACTATCAATAAATTACTATTTCGACCTATAAAAAACACATCACTGTTAACTTTTGAAGGAAAAATATCATAAGGATCATCTAAATCATACTGTAACAAAACATTGTGTTGGTTTCCTAGTGCGAACATTCTAGTACCATTATCGCTAAAATCAACACTTACTGGACTACTATCTAGCCCAATACCAAAATTAGAGCTTTCAGTAGCAGTATTGATTTCATGAGCAGTGCCTAAATTGTATTCTATAACTTCGCCGCTGAAGGAATCGCCGCTAGCGCCATCCGTACAAGTTACAAACATAATTGTACCAGTATCGTTAAATGTAAGGTCACTAGTAAAACTTGAGTTTATTGATCGTGACTTGTTTGAATAGGTCGTTGTAGATAAATCAAACCCAGATGAAAGATTATATTGATAAACTGTATCAGCTGTGGATGAAAGAACCATAGCCCTTGTACCAGAATTTGTAAGCTTGATCCCTACAGGCGACGACATTTCGTTACCTACATAGAAACCGCCTCGAAGGTCATAAGTTTCAATGGTTCCATTACTGCGTCCTAATATTAAAGTTGTGTTGTCGTCGCTTACATCGATGGTTTCTCCTCCTGTTTTAGAGATTCGAACACCGTCATACGAAGCCGATGTTATATTAGAGTTCGACAAACTGAATTGATAGACTCCGTATGTAAAACTGCTCTGATCGCTGTAAATATATAAATAATCTGTGTTAGGAGTTACATAGATATCTCTTATTTCAACACTGCTATTACCAGGTATTGACGGAGTATAACTTTCTTCATAATTGTTTTGGTCTAATTGATCGATTAGATATGGTGTAGATAGAGAATATTGATGTATTTGATCTTCTCTTGAAACATACAATTTCGAACCATTGTCGCCAAACTCAAAACCAACTGAATCGTTTCCAATATCAAACGGAAATTGCACTCTGTCAACTAACCCTGCTGGAATTGCAGAATCATTTATGACAGTTGCGTCATTAGCAGCATTACTGACCCAAGAAAACCCGTTATCGTTGTCGTGCCAAGTAAAACCGTAAGATTTCGATAGCCTCATATTTTCTGCGTAAAGAGCTGTGTAAGTAACAAAATTACCTGTCAATGTGTTAAGATCAAAAGGAGTAGATAATTTGTATGAAAATACTTGTCCGGTTTCTGAATCAATTGCGTATAGCTCAGTTCCTGAAGGATTAAAGTCAAATCCAAAAAAATCACCTGCATTTGAAGGACCAATTAGTCCATTATCGCGCAGTGTTATAACAGGTAAATATTCTGCTCCAGCTACATTAAATGAACTAACTCCATCATATTCTGCTGGTCCTTGGCTTGAATTAAAGGTAAAAAATCTGTCACCATTAGGGTGCCAATGAAACCCCCAAACCCGGTTAGTAATACGGCTTTTGATACTGCTGTTGTTTAAACTTGCAGTTGTGAGGTTATAAGGAGTACTAAGATTATAAGTTATAAAGTCGTTCTCTCTTACAATGGTAAGTTTTGAACCATTAGGACTTATATCTATGGCTGAAATGTCTATAGAAGTCGGACTAAATTGTGATTGGACGGCTCCGGCAGTTGTAGCATCGTAGGCTGTGCTAAGATTATATTGAACAATTCTATTTAAATTATTATCACTTATAAATAATTTTGTTCCTGAATCCCCAAAACACATGCCGCCCGGATCTTGATATCCATGATAAAATGCATTTCCTGTATAAGATATGGTAGTTGCATCGTATGCAGTGCTAACACTGTATTCGTAAATACGCAACAATCGTTCTTCCAAAGCATATAATTTTGTTCCGTTATTATTCCACACAGCAGATCTAAAGTCAAAAAACAGTGTGCTGTTCCATTGTAGGTCTCCCTCACCGTCATACGTTCCGGTTGACAGATCGTATGCAGCTCCCAAAGAAAATTGTTTTATTTTCATTCCCTGTAACACATATATCTTAGTACCGTTGTTGTTGAAAGTTATGTCACTTTTGTAATAAGTGCCTGACAAGTTGGTTAATCCATCGGGTAAAGTTTTAGTCTTCAGTGTGTTTATGTCAAACCCAGAACTTAACGACATTTCAAGGACTCTGCTATCCGCGCTGGCATTATTTAAGGTAAAAAGTTTTGTTCCATTTGTGTTAAACTGGAAACCAGTAGTAGTGAAGGTAGGCAGAGACACTTCTTTAGAATGATTGGTACTATTTACACCGGTTATATCATATGCGGGCGACAAATTATGTTCTCTTATTTCGTCGCGACCGCTAGAATTAATAACAGTAAACAGCTTAGTGCCATCTGAATTGAATGCAAAATCTGTTGTGGATGGATCTAAGCTTCCAGATTGAGATATTTTTGTAGGATTGGAATCAAACGCTACCTGCCTATATGGTGTATCTGTGCTAAAAGTATATATACGCATTGCAACGCCATTGGCTAAAAGATTAAATTTGTTTCCGTTATCTCGCCATCTAATCGCTCTTGTTTGCAAATAATCGAGATTTTGATACTCTGTGCCAGCGGAGCTGGCACTACCTGATGCAACCCTGTTATCTGGTTTCAGGTGGTTCAAAGACGCAGTAGATATATCAAATGCAGTTCCTAAATCAAAATCTAAGATTTGCTCAAATCTGTCATCAAGTACATACAGTTTTGTTCCGTTTTGATTAAACAATAAATCATGCGGTATCAGTGCTCCAGGAGCACTGAGTACTAAACTATTGTGCGCCGATTCTACATCCAAAGATTTGTTATCGTAAGTAGCAGTTGAGATGTCGTATGGAGTGCTTAAACTATATTGATATATAGTAGAATCGTCAGGGTCTTCATTTACTACGTAAAGTTTGTTGCCATTATTGCCAAAAACAACTGCGCTTATTTTAGTATCAAGAGTGCTAGGCATTTGCGAAGCTACGGAAAATGTTCTTGACGAGTCCAACTCTGCGTCAGCAAGCCCTACAACTGGTACTTTTTCAAATGTAGCGGTGCTAATATTAAATGCAGTGCTTAAAGTGTATTGATAAATCCTGTTATTTGCAACCATGAACATTTTGGTTCCGTCGGGTTTAAAATCAAAACCTTGTGCTATTGCTTGATTCGAAAAATCAAAAGATATGCCATCGTACGACAATGTCGAAGGATCATTCGCAGATGCAAGGCTATACTGATAAAGTTGTCCAGAACCAGAATCTAGGGCATAGAGTTTTGTTCCGTTATTTTCTATTCTAACAGCACCGGTATTAGATATTTCATCAAATATAAATGTGCTGGATACTGCTGTGGTTATATCATAAGGTGTTGTTAATGTAAATTGATGGACAGCTCTATTAGTAAGAACATAAAATTTTGTACCGTTATCACTTATTGCAATAGATTCTGCAGAATCTAACAAATTATCAAATGTAAATGTCTTTTCATAAGTGGCTGTTGTTAAATCATACGCTGTGCCTAATCCGTATTGGTCCACTCTGTTAGCATAATCTAGGACATACAGTTTGGTTCCGTTTGAACTAAACTTTTTATTTTTCGGATTAGGAGATTGACTGGATATATTTAAGCTTACACTGTCGTAAGATGCTTCAGATACACTGTTTGGCAATATTTCTGTATAAACTGCTGTTGATATATCGTAAGCTGGATTCAAAGTATATGAGTAAATTTTAGCAGTCTGGCTGCCTAACAGATACATTTCAGTTCCGTTAGCATTGAAGTTGACAGAGCGAACTGTTGCATCTTGGTTACTAAAGTCAAAACTCTTGCTGTCATATGTAGCAGAGTCTGGAGCAAAATTTGTAGCTAATGAAAATTGGTGTATTGTAGTTGTTGCAAGATCTATAGTGTACATTTTAGATCCACTATCATTAAAAAACAGATTTTCAGGACTTCCTTGCAGGTATGTTTCTTTTGTGCCTATGCTGAGAATATCGTACGGAGTATTCAGATCAAACTGATAAATTATTCCGGCTGTTCCGCCAAGCATGTATATTGATGTTCCGTCGTATGATAGAGTGATATGCTCAATATTAGTGTCTGCACAACTAAACTGTGAGAGTAACAACTCAACTGTGTCTGTTACAGTTCTTAAATCATACGAAGTACCAAGTGACAATTGCGAAATTTTTTCATTAGTTGCAACAAAAACTTTTGTTCCGTCTGGAGAAAATTCAGCAGATTTTGTATTACTAAAACTTAGGGTGTTATTTGTAGAAGTTCCAGGAAAAGTATCACTTGTAGCAGCAAAATTAAAGCCGGCTTCTGCATCATATTTTGCAATTCGTAGTGTATAAGAATTAATCTCTTCTTGAAGCAGAACATTGCTGTCATTGTTGTGTTGTCTGTATACTGACTTTATAGGCTTATCACTGTTTATAGCTACAAACTCAAAAGAAGCTGTTGTTAAATCATATGCTGTGGTTAAATTATATTTTTTTAGCTCTTGGTTTACTCCAACGTATAAAATTGATCCATTATCTATAAAATCAAAGCCTCCTACTTCAGCATTAAGATCTCCTGAAACCGAAAGGGTTATATTGTCCTGGACAATGGAAGATATATCATATGCTGTGGTTACTGAGAATTGATGGATATTCTTATCTTCTTGTGAAAGTACGAATAATTTTGTTCCATCATTATTAAACCTGAAGGATATTGGGCTGTTTACAAAACTGCCTACATCTGCTGACTTATTTGCTGTAATAATCTCTGGTGTAAGATCCGTGTCATAACATAAAATATTTGAAATTGTCATTAATTACCCCAAATAACGTTTCCGCTACTGTCCTTAATTACTAGTTGTCGATCTTGTGAATCATAATAAGCAGATGATTTAACACTGGTAAATACTGGATTTTCAACGTTATTTAATGTACCTTTCAAAACAAATATTTTTCCGTTCATTGCTGCTTGGTTTTCTGCATTGTAAAATAATTCGCTCGGTGCATCTTGGGGAACTGTGAAAGTAATCACTCCGCTGTCTGTTCCATTGTTTGTAACCCCGTCATTGAATGCAGACCCAGTACCTGTCGTGTTCGAGGTATTTATATAGAACGAAGTACCAGTTGCATCTATATCGAAAGTGTACGTTTTACCCGGAAGTAGGTATAAATCAGGATTTGCGTCACTATCGGTGCCCTGTCCACTAAACAACCACGCTGATGTTCCGCTTGCTGTAACAGAGAATGATGTTTGACCTGTGCTGGGTTGCCATTTCGACGATGTAGAATTATATACCAATGTATCGCCATTGCTAGGAGGTATAGACGATGTGTCTACATCCACTAGATCGTCTATTGAGGTATTTCCGATGGCCGTATCAAAATCTGATTGTAGAAAATTTTCTGCAGGGACAAACTTGCTTATGGCTGAATTCCATACTAATGTATTGCCATTTGAAGGAGCAGAACTGGTAATGTCAATATCTGATAATGCATCGATACTAATGGACCCCAGTGCTGATTGCACCCTTCCGTTTGTAAAGAATAATTTAGATCCTTCTGTGATTTGGGTCGTAGTAATACCAGTTAAATTACTTCCGTCCCCTACAAAAGTACCAGAAAATTCTGTGTTTGCAGTGATTGTGTTAGCAACGATAGAGTTTGCATCAAGTTCAGTAAAAGATCCGACCGAAGGATTCACACCGCCAATGTCAGTATCATTTATTGTACCACCAGATATAATTGCATTTGCAAAAGAACTGTTACCAGTACTGGTTATATTACCTGTGACATTTCCTGTCACAGAGCCGGTAACTGAGCCAATTAAACTTCCTAAAAATGTTCCGGCTTCAAGTGTTCCAGAACCTACAGTCCAGCGATCAGTAGCATCGTCCCATTTAAAATCAACCGGAGTGTCGTCACCTCTGTTTACTCGTATACCAGCAGTTTCTGACCCAGCTGCGCCAGTCTTATCACTGTTTAAAACAATAATAT